TAAAACCACAGCTTTCAACAAAGTAAATAGCTTGTTTAAATGATGTCAAACTTTCACTTCCATTAATTGTGCTATCTCCAACAACCCAAACAACCACTCCACCTTCCTTTGTTACTCTATAAAGTTCTTTGGCTATTTCCTCAAATGGGAAACTGTAACCTTTGTAATCTCTTAAATTATCATAAGGTGGAGAAGTAACTGTTAAATCAACGTAATTGTTTGGCATACGCTTCATTGTTTCCAAATTGCTCTCATTGTAGATACGGTTCACTTCTAAAACCGTACTGCACACAACATCGGTTTGGCAAAATGGGGGCTGACGTACTTCTATCATCTTTTATCTGTTATTGAACATTAGTAATTCTAATCGGCTTTTGTGGGTTAAATTCCCCCACTTCGCCAAGCCGTAGGCGTTAAATGAAACCTATGCCAGCAGTCTTTTATTGCAGGCTTCGACTTCCAATAATTTATGACCTAATAAATTTATAAGCATTTCTGCTCTTACTTCCGCTTCTGATTTATCGGACTTAATACAAAACCAATTATTACCTTCTTTAATTGAGGGGTGAGGTATTTGAACCTTGTTTACAGAAGCCGTATAAGTATCATCAATAAATGTTTCGTAATTCAAAAATTCGCCTAATAGTTTGCCGAGTTCTGCAACAGTAAAAGCAGAAATAAAATAACCACCATCCGAATTATCGGGCAATGAAAATGGGCTACAAAATTTATCGGGGCTTTGAAATCCTAAATGTGCAACATATTGATAACTTACTTTTGAGTAGTAAAATAAATTATGGTTTTGTTCAATCCCATAATCCTTTAAAACTTTTGCCTGTAAAAGGCTACAAACTTGATTTTCTAATTTCATTTTTACTTTTTTATAATTTGACAAAATATGAGAAGTCCCTAATTGGCTTCATTTAACATTGGGTTTGCAGCCATTGGGGCTTGACCAGCAGCACTTCAACAGAACCTAAATCCAAACTGCATCAAGTAAATCAACAGACGAACAAAGCCATCCCAACGGCTTCAAGCCCTGTTCGTTATGTGGCAATGCCTATAAGCACCAACCTTCGCTTATGCCGGGTGGTTAGTAAATCAGAAGGGGAGACTGCCAGTGTCAGGCACATCTGCAACGGGCTGTTGTAGCTTATCTGTAGCCGACGGTGCACTCTCCGCAGGCTTCCATGTGTCAACACTGGCGTATAAGTTGCCCTCTCTCGATTTAAGCACCTGGCACCGCAATTGCTTCTTGCCGTTGTATTCAGTCATTAAGCCGGGGTTATCAATACAGAAGGCCTGCAGATCATCCAGCGTAATAACCAGAGCCCCGATAACGAAGTCGGGTTGTGTAGCCTTCTTATTAAAGAACCTTAGGCCCTGTGGTAATATTGTTTCAGCCATAAAATAATTAAGATAGTAAGGTATCAGCTTTAGAGTTGTGATGTGATGTAAAACAGGTAATCTTTTAGTATAAGCTGTTTTTTTGGTTCAGTCTGACAAAGGTCACTAAACGATTTTAAACCGTGTATTATTGTGGTGTGGTCTTTACCGTTAAGTAGTGAACCAATTTTGCTTAATGTTAAACCACGTTCTATTCTAAGGTAATGTATAATATGCCGCCTTGCGTCCACAATATCCATACGCCTGGATTTTGATAAAATCTGTTCCGGCGCCAAGTTAAAAAAGTCTGCTGATAGAATTACTATTTTATTGTAATCAACTTTAGTTTTAACTTTTAAGCCCTTAAGCCCTGGTGCTGCGAAGTAGGTCATAGTTATTTGTTTAATGCTGCTATTAATTCATCAGCCGCTAATACAGCATTAGCCGCCGTTCTTGAAACCGTGTCTTTTGAGTAACTTAAAATAGCCTGCATAGCCATAGAAGCGAAATGCTGGCGAATGGTTAAGCCGAACGGATACTCAAGTATTTTAGATACTTCACACATTTCTTTTGAAACTGCAAACGCTGGCTCATTACCTGTAATCTTTTGTTTTTCCATAATAAATATTTTTAAAAGCAGCCCCTGTTAAAAATCACAACCCCCCACGGTTAATAATAGTTGAAGGGGCTGCGGGTTAGTTTGTCTTTTTATTAAACGCATCAAATATATTATTGGCATTAATAAAAATATCTTCATATAAATCCGGTCTACCAAGATGGCAAAAGAATTTATTAATACGGTATAATCTTTTTTCTTCATTTTTCTTCCATACGTCCTGATGGTTAACCCAATGGTTTTTTAATGTACACTCTAAGGCATTCCTTACATCAAATGCGGTTGACCATAATTCATCGTGGCTCATTTCAATTTTAAAAGATTCAGCTTCTATATTCATAATATAAATTCCCGGATATACCGCCGGGCCGGTTAACCACCGAGTTAATCAATGACTAAAGGCTGTGCGGCCTCTTTGGGTTTTTCTAATTTGTTTAGTTCAGCTACCTGCCCAAGCGATAACGTAAAGGTATCTTTCAGCTTTTGGATTAGATCGGTTTCGCCGGCTTCAATTCTTTTAACAGCAGCAGCATAAGCCTTGTCTGTTAAGGCTGGTAATACAACAGTGTGCGCCGTATCTTCTACCAATACCTCCATTTCTTCAGGAACGTAAACAGGCCCGGCAAATACATCAGGCGTAAACCATTTAACGCCGTTGCTGATAGCCCTTGCAAATAACATGTTTTTAGGAAACTTATCAATGTTTTTTGTGCCGGCTTTTTTTGCGTCCTCAATGGTAAAGGTGGATTTACCAAGCGAAGTAAAAACAGTCTTTGCGTCTTTATCCAGGTTGCGTTGGAAGAACTCCACAGTACAAACCTTTTCGCTGCTTTCAATTACTCGGTAATCATATTTACCGCTACCCTTTACATTGGCTGCCATAAGTCCGGCCCCAACTGTCGGCTTACCCTGTATGATGTGGATGCCTGACATAGCGGCAAAGGGAGGTATTCCCATTTCAGCGCCGGCTTGTATCTTAACAACTGCTTGCGCCGCTGTTTTAATATCTGGGAACATGCCCGATTCTGCAAAGGCTTTACCGATTGACATAATTTCGGTAAGGCTTGATTTTACAATTTCATTACTCATTTTGATTTATTTTTTGGTGATTAAATTAGTTTAAAATGGCTCACTAAGCCACCGATGTTTTTCGCTTCCTGGAGTTATTTCTTTGACCCCGTTCGACCCGTAGCGTATGGGTTTCACCCACCATATCCGTAAACCGGGGAACATTTCTACATTACGGCTGGTACGCTCTCTAATTATTTCCCTTAGTTGTATAATACACCGTTGCCACCACCCACAAACAAACGGCAGGCACAAACCAGATGCAGCACCATACGAAACTAACGAGCAGTTGTGGTATCTTTAGCATGGGTTACAGGTTTAATGTTTACTAAGTTGGTGTCTTTAGTTACCCGGATATATTTAACCCCGGTAAATGGATTGCAATCGTAGCCCCTGGACACAAGTTGCCTGTAAGTGTAGCGGCCTTCATGCAGCGTTCTGTTGGTACTGCACGAGCATATAAATAACACAATGGCTATTATCAATGCAATTTGGAAGCGGGTGAATTTTGGCATGGTGGTTAATTTAAGTGGTGATTAATTGGTTTTCTCTTTGTTCAAGTAGTTCGGTTTCATCGATGGTGGATAGCGGGATAAATCGTTTTGTGTACCAACCGCCGCCAGTCGGGTGATTTACCTCATGTAAAACATAAGCATCTTTTATTGGGTCAGAAAATCCAATAACAGTGTATATATTACCCTCTTTGAGCAATTTCAGATGATCCGGATTTCCGGTTTCTGGATATGGGCTTATGTCAATACAAATAACTTTCATAACTTTTTATTTTTACTGATTAATTAATCTTCGTGTTCCTCCCATCGTCTGCCGTAACATTTCGGTTCCGGTTCTGGCAATACCACCTGCACAACAGCAGATCGTTTCGGTAATTCTAACAGCCCGTAACGTTTGGCGTTGCCTGTGGTTAGTACGTGGTCAGGCTCCAGTAGTCGTTGCTGGTAAACTTGTTCCTCTGTTTGCATTGAACTCAATTAAATGGTTATGAAATATTGTTAGCAATTCATCCGTCAACTTCACCCCTATCAAATCCGCAATAGCGTTGTAATTATCGTTGGCCATTTCAGCTATGGTTTGGCAGATGTTAACGGCAGGAGTATTGCGTTGAACGGCATGGTTAATAACAAACGAAATCATATCCGTTTCGCCTGCAATCTTGAGGCGTATAGCGTACAGGATACGCATACATGGCAGGTGTATCGCTCCGATGGTGTTGCCGAAAATTTGTTGTGGGGTGGTCATGTGTGGTGGTTGATTAGTTGGTTTCATAAATAATATAGTCAAGCGGCAGTATACTATAAGCGGTATAGTATATTACTTCATCTGTGCTTTTGCCAACAAAAGCGTAAACAACCTCACCATTAATATCCACATGGTTTACGCTGATATTGTTATCAGCGGTAAATGTAAGGATAATATTAAGTTGGTTCTGAGTTGTCATTTTGTGGTGGTTTAACCGCTGATTTATTGCTTTGGTAGAGTAAAGATACAACCTATTTTGATATTACCAAAATTATTTCAAACTATTTTTGTAACCTTGTTGCGTTTTTACTTACAGCCGCTTCAGCAAAGGTTTTTACAGCAGGCTTGCCGCCAAATATTTTTACCTGGCTTGCCGGTATGTAAATAAATATAGCTTCTTTTTTATCAGTTTTAGCTTTTGCGCCTGCTCCGGGCCTTGCTCCGCCGTGTTTCTTTTTTATTGCCATGTTATTAATTTTTGCACAAGATAAAAATAAGTTTTGGTTTTATCAAAAATATTATTTTACTTTACATAAAATTGATTCACCTCCCCCTTTTATTTAAGAGATGGGGTAAAAATTGGAAAAGAAAAAGCATTTATGAAGGCACGGAAATAGACCGATGAAGTTTAGCCTTTGTATAATGCCAAATTAATAACCAAAAGCCGAGTGAGTTCCGTCAGCCGTGCTTTTATAAATGCAGTGTTACCTGCCGTTTTTTATGAAAGTTTATGCAAATTTTAGACAAGAGGTTGAAGTTGACCCCAAATCAGTTATTGAAAAACTTATTGACCTGTCAATAGGATGGCGAAGTTGGGTTTTTGAAAAAGATGGCAAGTATTACAAGGGTTATGAACAAAGTGCTGGTAGCCATTCTTATGACGATGAGACTGAAATACCGAAAGAGTTATACGATTATATCGTTTCATTACACTGTGCCTTAAAGTATCTGTCTGCAAATGGCAGGTAACACATTGTTATGCCTCGTTGCGGTTATTATCAGAACCCAACTGGTCGCAATAAAAAATATTTGGTAAAACGAAATAGTTTCCGTATCTTTGATAAAATTATTTGATATGCAATACTCATTAATGTACATCGAAGGGAATGAAAATCCAAACAGAATGCCTATGGATGGTTACGATACAATTCAAGATTGTGTTGATTGGGCAGACGAAAACAGCGTAGATTATTATCTACTAACCATTACAGAATGGGATGAAGAAGATATAACGGCACAGGTTAATTTAAGTGCAGTTATTGATGACAATGAAAGAGAAAGTTTAAGTAAATACCAAATCTATTAAAGATGAACAATAAGATAACTATAAATGAAACACAATACAAAGCACTGCATAAATTGTGGTTTGTATTTGGGAATAATGGCAAAAAGCACTCCCATGTAAATCATAGGTATATCCAAAATATATTGGAGCAAGGGGAAGATACCGAAGCATTTTATAACGCTAAACATACAAAAGAAAAAATTAGTGATGAATGCTTGGGAATGGTAAAAGAAATAATTTTTAAATGTCCGTCCTGTGAAGGGGACATAAAATACCAACATACGCATAATACAGATTGGTACGGGAAGTTAGAATACTTCGATTGTGTAAATTGTAAAGACCATCTTGTTATTCAAAACGGTAATGAAATAAACATTTCGGCATGAGCATTTGGAAGTATATAAAAGCAGATAGTTTCTTTACTGACTTTCTGCCGCACATAAAAAGCCATAAGTTTAAGATTCGTGGCTTTAATAGTCGTAATAATCCGATTGATTTTAGCAAGGATGAAATGAAACAAATAAATGCAGCCATTAAAAAACTGCCACCTGTCCGAAAGAAGCAGACTGGTAGCAATGGGGCATAACGTTTGCGGCTTTGCGAAGTGGTGGAAATCAAGGCTCAAATGTTCGCAAACCGATGAAGCTAAATTGAAAAACTAATGATGAGTATTTGCACGTCCGCCACCATTTTGCAAAACCGTTTGTTACCTGTAGTGTTTTTAGCTGCGGAGCATTTTGAACTTAAAAAATAAAAGAAGATTGAAAAGAGTGTTTAATATTAGCGGAGGGAGGACAAGCGGTTTAATGGTTATAGAAAACTATCAACCAGGCGACTTGGTTATTTTTTGCGATACTGGCAGAGAACACCCAAAGACTTATAAATTCTTACACGACTTTGAAGCCTTTGAAAACATACCGATTATATGGCTAAAGTATGATGGAGGGTTTAAGAAGCTGATTGAAAAAAGAAAGATGACACCAAATATAATGATGCGTTTTTGTACGATTGAATTGAAGATAAAAACAGCAAGACGATATTTAAGGAGCATTGGATTAACTAAGTACGAAAATATTATAGGATTTAGGAATGATGAACAAAAACGTATTAAAAATTATAAGGAGCATTGGAAAACTGTTGTAACAACTTTCCCTTTGAATGAGGCTAAAATTGTAAAGCAAGATGTTTTAACCTATTGGAGTAACAAACCCTATGATTTAGAAACGCCACCAATTTTAGGTAACTGTGATTTATGCTTTCTTAAAGGGAAAAATGCCATTATTCAAATATTACGGGATAATAATGAACTGGCTGATAAATGGATAGAAGATGAACAAAGCGTAAATGGAACTTATATAAACGGTATAAGCTACTCAAAGATGCTTGAATTATCAAAGCTGCCATATTTTAAACAGATTGATTTATTTGAGTTAGAACCTGCCTTTGATTGTTCTTGTACAGCTTAATTGTCGGAACGAATGATGAATAAAGAACGGATGTGTGGCGTGGGAAAAACATTACAGGTAACTCTACGATTGCTGCTACTCATATAAATAAAACACTGTTAATCAAATGAAAATTTATACATATAAAAACGTTGAATTTACTTATGGTGGAGGGCTTAATATTTATGTAGGGAGCAGTTTTTTACCGCTGCCAGTTAAGCAATGCAATGGTGTATTGTACTGGCAATTGCCAGGTAAAGTAAGGATGAGTATTAATCAGTTTAAAAAGATTAAACAATAAACCTTCTCCCTTGTGTTGGTTGATAGCCCTCACAACTTAGGAGGAGATAAAAAAGTAAAAGGTATGACAGAACAAGAATTTGATAACCAAAGTTTCTTTCCGGGGGATAAAGCTAAATATACCGATGGTAATATTTACGATATAGCAGCTTTAGATTTTCAGGAACGCCTTGCAGGGTTACGCATGAATATATCTGGCGGCGAACCTGATAATATTAGCTGGGTACGATGTGAGAATATTGAGCATATAACTTGTTTAACCTAAAAGTAAAAAATAAATTATGAGTGAAAAATTAAAAAAAGCGTTCCCGGAACTTTATCAAAAAATAACTGATGCAGAAAAACTAAACAGGTGTAAGGAGTTGCTGGAAAAAATCCAGTACAGGTATAACGTGGAATGTAACCCAACTATTACCCGAAAGCTGGTTAGCGCAATTGAAAACTTATTAGCCGTAATTTAATCTACACCAAACTCCGAATTAATTAAACAATAAACAATGACATACTTAATAACAACGCCAAACAATCCACCGTTTTTAACATACCACTATGATTTTATAAATCATTTTACTGATGGTATGGTGGTATATAATTTAATAACTAAGCAGTATAGTTATGATGGAAAAATATTTATTGACATTGAAGAAGACCACTTATAAAAAAAATAATACAATGACCAACGAAGAAATTTTAGAAAACATATTTATCATACCATCGGAAGAAGATTGGTACAAACCAGTACTTGCCGCCATGAACCTTGCAAGGGCAGACGAGAGGGATAACAAGGTAAATACCATAATACCACTGCTAAATGAAATTCATGCTGAACTGGCTAAGTCTAATTTGCCTACTGAACAATATCAGTTAATAAGCGCAATGATGATTGATGTAAAGCAGTTGGTTAAACCGACTATTCCACACCACCTAAACAATAACCTTTAAATAATAACAACGTGGATAACTCTGATAGCTGGGAAAGATGCGGTAAATGTGGCGGCAGACTTGACGGTGTACTTGGATTATGTATTGGCGAATGTTTGCCAAAAAAAGTAAGTAAGCCTAAAGAACTAATACCTGCACCCCAAACCCTATGGACACCCATAACAGGCGAAGCATCGTTACCGCCAATGGGTAGCTTATGTCATTATGTAAGGTATGTTAACGACCGCTTTATAAGTAGTCTTATTGAGGTTCATAATGTTAACCCTAAAGATTTTAATTTTGGCTATTTCACCCACTACACAATATTAACTAAACCAGTAAAATAAACAACATGAAAACATACATTCTACAAAAGGATCTGCCAGGAGTAAAGGCGGGGACGGAAAGCGAATATACAGGATGCGGTTATAAGTTCTATACCTGGCACTACAGCCAGCAGGATATTGATGATAGCCCCGATTTCTTTAAGCTGAAGGAGGATGAATTAGTAACTGCTAACTTGCTGCATGGGAAAGCATTAGTTACCGGTGGAGAAAAATGGGAGTTGTATTTATCAAAACCTATCAGTCAAACGCAATGGCTTGCCGTTAAATCCGCTATTGAAGCGGTGTTGAATGATGCGGCGCCGGAAACGGTTGTTGATACTGCCGAAAGGTTTACAAATTATAAAAATTATATGAATAACAAAACCCCGATGTAGAAACACCGGGGCATTTAATCCCTGTACTTTATGAAAAAACACCCTCTTAAGAACTAAACCGCTTTTCAGCAGCGGATAATTTAGTGTCGTATTTATTCAGCTTGTAGCCGGTACCATTGTACCCCCTGGCAAAAGCGGCCCAATTCTTTGCCCTCAATTCGTCATCCAGCCCTGTTGATTTTACAAACCTGCAAAATGAATCCAGCTGCTCCGCTTCGCCACCATTGTTATAAGATGATAGCATTGATTGAGCGCCGGGGTAACCGCATAAGGCGTGGTTTTCTCCCATTATCTGGAATGATCCATAGGAGGCCGATTTAAGGGCCAATTCAGCCGGTACGTTTAACGATGCACATACTGCGATTGCTTCACTCATTCTGTCCCATTCAGCTGCACCGCCTTTATATTGTCGCCTGTCCCAAACTTCATAAACTACATTCTGGTTAGTGGTTGCAACCTCCTGCAGCTTGGCTTTGCTTATGCCAGCTTTAATTAACTGCTTCCAAAACCGGTGCCCTTCAAACAATATCTTTACCCGGCCATCTAACAGGTAGCCACGCCCATTGGCTTCAACCTCATATACTGCTTTAATGCAGGAAATAGAGCATCCTATAATTTTTGAGGCGTTGAGGAATTGAAGTTCTGTTATCATTTCTTTAATTTTCTTTTAGCCCATAACCCGGCAATAATCAATACAGCCAGTATTCGCCATATCCACAGTTCTTTATTTTTAGCACTTACCTTACCTTGCAGCTTAATGATATTGGATTTTAAAGCGGCTGTATCTTGCTGCAGGTTGTTAACCTGGATGGCGAATAGTTTAAGTTTTGCGCTATCCTCGTAATAACTGGTAATGTAACGGGTTTGCACCGGAACGGTAACAGGCACCTTTACTTTACGGTAAACAATGGTTGTTCGGCCGGCCGCTTTAAACGCCTCTTCGCTGCCTATATCGGTTTCGCTACCTGCATACTCATTTGGCACCGCTTCCGGGCATTCAATATAAATAAGGCTGTCCTTAATTGCCAGTACGGTATCTGGCTTTAATAAGTCCGTACACGGGTATAAATCCCGGGCTGTTTTTGCAACCACTTCCGGGTAATTGTCGTTTGCTTTCTTTACCTGCTCGGCGGCTTTCTTTGCGGAATAGCAGCCGGTAAATAGCAGGGTTAATATTAATAGTTTTTTCATTATCCGTTATATTTATAAATTGTTTGTATCATCAATGTTACAAACAATTTTACTTCGTTAATATATAAAGCGTTACAAAAATTGCCAGCCCTCCTATCTTAATAACTATATGCTGCCATAGTTTAAGACCCTGCAAAAAGTTATCTGTTACCGCATCGTCGGGGTCATTGCTGCCGGTAAACCACCAATTAAAGCCCCGTACAAGGTTATAAACCCCGTCAAACATAAGCCAGATAAAGAAGGATATCATGGCAGCAGAAAGCGGAGCAGCGAAGTACCAGGGTAATGCAGATGCCTGTGTAAATAAATAAATAGCCGGCGTGGATGCTATGGCCATGTACCACCATTCTTTTGTGTGAAGTACCGGATGATAATAATCATACCATACCTTTACGGCTATTATTACCAGCGTTATGATGATAGCCCAGATCAAAATAAATATATCAATGCCATAAACGCAATAGGCAACACAAAAAAGAAGCCTATTGTTTTTGCATTGCTGCCCACTTCTTCGTAAAAGTCAGGTTCAGTAACGGCGCTGTACGCAAAGATTAATAGTAAAACATTAAAGCCCGAAAGCCCAACCCAATCCATAACACTGCCCGTAAACCAATCTTTTAAAAACTCTGCCCGGTGTGCTGCAACGGCTGGCTGCGATAAGCCCTGTAAAGCGAAGTAATCCACTACTATAAGAATAGCGGCTACGATAATAATTGTGATTGCTTTTTTCATAAATGTATGTTTTTAGTGTTTATTTACGATCTTGTTTGTTTTCCATCTTAATATTAAGTGCGTTCTGCCCGTCCAATATTTTCTGCAGCATGGTTTCAATCTTGCTGCTGCTGTTTTCAAGCGCCTTAATTCGTTCATCATGCCTGGCAACGTCTTTGCTTTGCACAAAAAAGGCTGATATTATCATTCCCGAAAGTATTATAACAAATCCAATAGCCTCACCCATTGTTACCTGTCGTTTCATTCTTTTATTTTTTTAACGTAAATAATCATAGCATACAAAGCAGTTATTAAATATACTACATAATAATAATGCGGGTCGCTTTTGCACAAAATAAAAGCACACAAATCTAACAACCGGTAGGCAAAATATATTTTAGTAGCTATATAAATAAAGTCGCAGCTTTGCTCACTGGCAATCCTTACAACACCCCACATGATAATTACCCATGTAATAGCCCTGATAAGAAAATGGTAATACCAAACGTAAGGCATCATATCATCTGAAAACAGGAAAAAAGAATAATTCACAGGATCGCTGTAATGTGGCAAAAGCCCTATTACCTCTCCCAATGGGATGGTAGCAATAAATATTAATACCGTTAAAAAATTACTGGCGCTTATTCTTTTCATAATATTAATGTGGAGGGTTCCCGGGTGGTGGCGGATTTGGCGGCAAACTCTCGCTTGTTTTAAATGGTTCGTTGCTTTCTTCCGGTATGCCAAACATCTTTGCAATGGCACGTATAGCCAGCATCGCAAAGCCTATCCACATTGCATAATCTTCGCCTGACATTCCCAGCCGTGGGGCAAATAGTGGCGCAAAGGCCAAACAACCCATTAAAAAGTAAAGGGCCGTATCACGAATGTTTTTTATCACTTTTGGAATTTCGCTTTTCCAGCTTATTTCAATCTTACTCATAATCTAATTTTAGTACTTGATTTATGTAAAATATAAAAATCATCAGCTACCAATGGCCTGTTAAACAGATCCAGGTAACCCAAAATATTACCCTTGCATAAGTTATCAAACTGCATAATCTGTTTACACTTAATAACCGCTACCTGCTTATACCTTGTTGCCTTTGTTAAAACCACAAGCCAACAGTTTAAGGTGTCTTTTTCATAACGGCATTGTGCTTTTATGCCTAAACAAGATAATAAAAATATTGATAGTATTATAGCTTTTATCATCTTTCAATAGTTGTAACAGTTCCCTGGATGCTATGCGCTGTTGTAGCCGCTGATTGAACAAATGGCAGTATGCAAGCATTATCGTACAACACTACTCCATTACCGGCATTTAATTCATTTTTAAAGTTCACGTTAACTGCCGGTGCGCTAATATCAATTAATTTCCTTGCTACAAATACACTTGCTGTACCACTGGTTAAAGTGGTATTTAGAGTAACCGTTTGGATTGACTGAACCCCAATATCACCCGCCTGTAATTCAAACCATACCACCGTGCCGATAACCGGTGTGGCAGGAAAGTTATTAGGGTTAACGGCTGATAATGTTGCTGTACGGCTACCGGTGCCTGCGCTGTTGGTATAAGTTATTGTACTGTTACTTACTAAGGCTGCATTACCTAAAGCTGCTACTGCATATACGCCTATCATGTAACCCTCGCCATTGGTAGTGCCGTTGTTATCTCTTGCAGGGAAAGCAACGCTGTTGATGGTTTGGCCGGTTGTAGTTGTTACTGATAACCCACTGTTTACCCAAACCACATCCCACAACGCATAACTATTAGCAACGGTTGTGGTAATAGTAGCCTGTGTTAAGTACCTTACTTTGCCTGCTGCTGCATGCGCTGTTGTTAAAGGTGCAGCAGAGTTTACCTTTACACTAATAATATCATTTGCAGGGTCAAATACTATAAATACTATATTATCAGCGCCATTTGTTATTGTGGCTGTCCTTTCTACATAAGTAAATACTCCTGATGTAGATTCGTAATACAACCTAAACGTAAGCGTAGAACCATTTAAGTAAACCCTATATTCTGCATCAACGGGATAAATTGTTTCGCCCTTAGACAAAAGATCTTCTGTTCCCGACAATGAAGATGGCTTTATCAGAAAACACCAAGTAAAAGCCTCGTTTGTGTTTAAAGAATATCCTACACCTGGATTAGTTGTAGGTGCTGCTAAATAACTATTAGTACCTCCACTTAGTTTTGTCATACCTGATACTGTGGTTACACCTTGGGGGAAAAAATCTAAACCGCTACCTAATGATTCACGCCTCATACTCGTATCGGCTGTTTCATTAAACGGCCAAGCGTGCGTAACTCCTGCAAACACAGGGTTTAATTTAGGTTGCCCGAATAATAATTGTGGATTTCTATAATACATATTACGCTTCTTGACTTAAACCTATAACATCCCATTTTGTATCTGCAACATTTCTAACGCAACCTAAATACATTGTTTTAGATAAAACAGTAGTTGTTGGTAATGTTATTCCAATAGCGCGATACTCAGAACCAAAAGAAACCGCCCTTGCAGTTCCGTTGTCTTTTATTCTTATTAATAATGCTTGACCTTCTGTTGGCGTTCCTGTTGGATTTGCGATAATTAAAGAGGCGGCCTGTGCTGTAATTATAACCAAATCATCAGTATCCGAATTAGGTGTTACTGTCGCGCTACTTGTTACTGATTGAACCCTAGCGGTAAGTCTTTTATTTGTTAATGTTTCAGTTCCCGTTACAGTTGCGCTATTATCTATTTTTGTTTCTTGAGCATCTGTTACATATCTTTTATCCGCACTATCCGCAATATCTGCCGTACTTAATACAATTACACCCGTTGAACCGTTTACGCTTAATACTTGGTCTGTGTAATCTAATTTTAACCAATTACTCGCGTATGTGCTTGTACTTGCATTGTCTAATACAGCGACAATTCTGTCGTTTAATGCAAATGAAATTCCATCGACCGTTCCTGCAACTGTGACAATATAAGACCATCCCGCTTGTGCCGTTCCACTTGCAGGGAATGTCCCGGCACTTGCATCCCAACCTCCTTTTAAAATAACCGAAGCATCTAAATCGTTTACTCGCGTTTCAATTGCATCGAGGTCAACGGGCTGTGTTACGGTTATTAAATCAGTCTTAACCTTACTCGCGTTTGAATTTGTTTCAATAGTATCTAAATCGACATTTTGAGTAATTGTAATAAAATCTGTTTTGGTTTTAGCGCTTGCGTAAGTAGAGTTTGCAGCGTTATCCCCTGTGTTGTTATCGACAACATTATTCAATTCGGTAGAGGTCTTAGTCATTGCAACCGCCTCATTAAAACCTACCTTGTTAATAGCTAGGTATAAACTTGAATCTCCGCCGCTTCCTGTGCCTAATTGTTTAGGTGTTGAAGTTAGCGGTAAATTGTCTGTCATTTTAGCGAGCGAATCAACATCGTCTCCAATAAATCCTGTAAAAATGTCTCCCATTATTTTCTTTTATGTGTTAAATTTTGATATGCTTGTTGGAACTTAATTTCAACGGGTGCTAAGTTCGAAAAATCACTCCAAACAGGCTCGTAATTACCCGCCCGAATTACAAATCTATTAAAATGCCTTGTAGCGTTTTGGATATTATAATCTGTTATTGAAATTTCATCGGCCTGTAAAACCCATGTTTTTATAAATCTATGTAATTCGTTGTCAAATTTACCCGTCTTTAAAATGTATTCTTCGACTTGATTATCGGAAGTCCATTTCATTTGACCATTTTGATACTTAGTAAATGTTTGTTCAAATTGCGAAGTATCGAACCCGAACTTTGAACCGGGCAACCTTATTTGATTGAACCAATTTAAAGTTCCAAAATCTATTCTTAGTTTATCGTTTTCAGAATCCCCGATATTTCCGTTTTGCCAAAAGTCAATTCTAACTGTTTCGTCTGCCCTATCATTCGTGTAAGTTAATAAACAAAACTCTAAAGAATACTTTTCGACTTCATCGCCACTTATTAAAGTTGAACCTACTGATTTAACTCTGTAAGTCCCCTCGCCTTTGTCATCTAAAACTTTTTGCCAATCTAATTGATAACCTATTGCTTTTTGATTGTAACGATTTGTAAAGAATCCGAAAACAGTCGGGTCGTAACTTGTTATATTAGTTGACCAAGTATCTACGTTTAATTCTTCTAAATCAGTCCAAACGCCAGCAACTTGTTTTTGCAGCCATAAAGTAGCCGTTTCAAAGGCTTTATTCCAAAAGAATATAAAACCGCTTGAATCGTTGTATAAATCGTTTGTACGGGTCAATTCGGCTAATACAGGCAAAGATATACAACATTCGGTTGAACTGTCTGGGAAACTTAAAACGGTTGTAGCCGTTGGCGATTCCCAAAGTATTGTAAAATTATCTTTGCTTGCTTGACCGTACATTATACTTCTATAATTTGATAGGTAATGTAAAAATGAACCGTTCCGTTTCCAGCCGCGTGGTCATGAGATAGTCTTATCTCTAAACCTTTGCCAGCTATAATTTCGGGAATATCGCCCGCTTGGTGATGTGCCTGTTCAAATTTATCTGAAGTTGCCTTTATAATTTGCGAATCACTTTGAAAGTGTTTTACGCTTCCTGTTTTGGTATATAAAGACGCATAACCGCTTACACCGTTAAAGGCTACTGAATTAAAATCGTTTCTAATAACCATTGACAAAGGAACGATAGCATAAGTAACGGGCGGGTCTGGCACTACTTCGAAAGGGCTTGTAAGTCCGCTTCTTATTTCAGCGTCATTTGCCGAATACTTAATATACAAAGGAGTGTTTAATATTTCTTTTAATACCGCACTTTTAGCAAATCTTGATTCATAGGCCGAACCTGTCCATCTTGACACAAAAGTACCGTCTTCTTTTGCGTTCGGTAACGATACATCCGCGCTCAAATAGTCGGTTTCTTCAGATACTTTTTTTGGTGTTAATGCCATATTGCAAATATATAAATTATTCTTCGATTAAATTATTACCCTCTTCATCTATCAAGCAATACTCTTCCTCGTCTTGTAGGTTATTATCCATACATCCAGAGTAAAGGTCGTACACCCTCGCGTAAATCGTTATTTGGTCAGTTCCAATAGGTAGTTTAGTATAGTCTAAAGTTGCCGTACCTGTGTAAAATGAAGTCGATTTAGTTACTACAACTTTATTAGTGCTTGATTTAAACCAAGTGTCCGTATCTTCATAAAGGCTTGAAAATCTTTTTATTCCTGTGATACCGCCGTTTTCAAAAGTTTCTACCCATATAACAATTTCGACATCGGCAGCGTCTGGTAAAAAACCATCTATTTTTTCAAATGTAGCCCTTACGGTTACATCTTGATAGCCATAAGCGAATTTAGTTCCCGCGTTTACTAACTCCGTTGCGCCGTCATAAGTCTTGATTGAACCCGCGCCCCATTCAGAACCCGAATCAAAATCAAACGAATCTAAAATAGTTTCAAATTCCTGTTCAAATTCCTGTCCGTTTTGTTGTATTTCAAATTTTACTTGATACGTTAATTGCCAACCGCTAACATTTGCAAGTCTATTCCAAAAGTGATTAAGGCCGTCTAAAGGTTCGGTATTATCGAAGATACCTAAAGACGGGTTATCAATCGCTAAAGCCGTCCAATACTCCCAACGGTTCATAAATGGATATAAGATTTCCCAATTATAAACATTGCCCGCATCTAAAGCGTAGTTTCGTCTTATCTCGATTGTTTTGCGAATCTCATTCGGGATTTTAAAAACTCTATTTTGCGTGAAATCTATATTTTGAACCAACCCGCTTACAAGTGGATAACCCTCTGAATTTAAAACAAATTCATCTAAAACTATATCGCTTTCAGTAGCGTGTCTTAAAAGTAATTTACAATAAATTTTGTTTATTAAAATACCCTCTAATGTTCGGCCTGTAAAGTCTATTGAAAATTTAGAATAAGCCACTACATCGTCAACGGGAAACATCTCTAAACCCGAACCGACTAAATAAGATGTATCCGTTTCTTCGTATGGGTGTTGAACAAATGATTGAGTTAAGTCGATTAAATCTATCGTTGTCAATTCTTTGTCAAATTCTGAAACTTGAGCGAGTAAATTAACTTTGTCACTTAATGCGGCCCCTAAAGAATGGTTTTCAATAATTACCCACATTTGGTAGCGTGAGAAATCCCCTTGTCTTAAAATATCCTCGGCATCCGCTCCAACGTTTATTGTGGCCGTTATAGTTGCATGAGATGTATCGACATAAGTAGAAGTAACGGATTTGATTATTTGCATATCCGTTCCAAAATTTCCACCGTTCGCGCTGCCGCTTCCTAAAGTGTTTAATTTATAGTCAATTAAAAAATTAGTCGTTTGGTTTTCACCGTTGTTTTGATAAAAAGTTTCGTTTTCGGGCAAATAATTTAAACCAAAAATATACTTTGTGTTACCGTTTGAGAATGGCGAAGTTGCCGAATTAACCAAATTAATTGTAACGGTTATATCCTTTCCAAATCGTAATGAATCTATCGTATCAGAACCGTCTTGAATAACTAAAGAACTTACCGAGTAGTTAGTTAAACCTCCGTTAAAGGTTTCGTTAAACCAACCAATATTTGAAAGTTTGTAAGGAATATTTAATGTTTGAAAACCGTTTGGATTTGACAAGTTTCTACCTATGTCAATTCTACTTACATAATGTAAACAGTCACCCGATTTAAAGTAAGTAGGCTTATTGAATAAAACAAGGTCATTATACTGGTCTGATAGAAATAACGGAGTTATAACAGTTGTGTGCTTAATAGTGAACGATTGTTGACTGTCACCACTTGCCCCTCCGCCGCTTCCAGCTATTCCTTTAACTTGTACACTACCGATTTGATACGATAACAAACCGTTAAAAATCATGGTTTGGTATAGCGTATTAGTTGCGCTTGCTGTGGCGATTTGGGTTTGTTGTAACTCACCGTCAATTTTAGATAAGAAGTCTTGACCGCTTTCAATTAAGTTCCAAGCATAACGAACGCCCGCCATAGGAGTACCATTGAAAACATAATCATTTGTTGGTAAGTTGCGTTTCGCGCCCGAGTATGAGGTGCGAATCATTCCATCAGTTAATTTTTCGGTAATGGTGTAATAAGTAAATACAGTCGTATCCAAAACCCCTACAGAATCACCTACTTGATAATCTCTGAAAGCTATCCCGTCTTCGCTATAAATTATTCCCGTCGTGTCTGTTAAATCAACATCGTGAGCGTCTGGTTTTAATGTAATTGCATTGTCAGTTGTAACATAGGTAATATCCTCAAAATAGAAATCAGTTTCGATTGTGACCTCTTCACCTATACAAGCAAGTAAATAGCCTAAATTTTGACTCGTTCTAAATAGGTTATTATACCTTTGGGCTGAAATTGCAATCATAATTTATCAGATATGTTCTTTAAATCCTGTATTTGTGTTTTTAATTCAGAATCTAATTGTGCAAAATTCGCTTTTTTTAACTCATTTTCTACAACTATTTTTTGCTCTGGGGTTAAGTCCGTGCTATCTAATTGAGTTTTTAGCGAATCTACTAATTTACTCGCTGCCTCTGCAAAGTTCTTTAATTCATTAACGTCCATCGGGTTCTATGATTGTTTGTTTTAAATTCGTTGTGTATAATTCATTGACCTTATATCGTCCTGTGGCGGTTTCACCTATTGGATTATATTTCAAAGATAATAGTTTTGCTTCAACTCCATCCGAATCGAAGATGTAATTTGAGGTTTTGACTAAAGGGAAATCCCCAACGGTAAACGGTATTTTTGGAATTTCGTAATACTTATGTTGATTATGTTCGCCTTGAGCGTTTGGCACGAATGATTTATTTGAATGGAAATTATCCCACATATACCGGGCTGACAAATAAGTTTCGTTGCCTTGTAACAAAACATTTTGTCGCGGGTTTTCTTTTACATCAACTAAAATTAATTTAGGTACTGAAATATAATCAGATTCCAATTTTAGCATATTTATTCGAGTGCCGTCAAATCTCATGTTCATTTTATTCATTAATTGAGATGAATCTTGAGGTAGTCCGGGTATGTTTATTTGATTAATCTTAATTCCTACAACTCTTAACGCCTTGATTATTTTATTAATCGTTTTAATGAGGTTAGAAATAGCCTGTAAAATCGCGTCAACCGCCTTTGCAATCACTCTCGAAAGGTCTGAAATAGCACTATTAAAGTCTTCGATTCTTTGTTCTGCAAACGATAATGTTGTTTTACGCTTACCAAGTGCAAAACCAAAACTAATTTCATTAATGTTTTTAGTTAATTGCATCTTTTTATTAATCAAAACCTTTGGCGTGGTTATGATTTGAACCGAAGTTCCTAAGTATTCTTGAATCGTGTTTCTATCTTCTAAGTCTGTTTCAAATTTTAAAAGGTAGTTAGAATAAAATTCATCTTTATTAAATCTAAATCCAGTTTGATTTTCAAAAGGTGGCAAGGTGTAACGCGGTGCGGTTTTCTTAAAGTTTTGTTTTTCAAAATAAACCGTGTTAGAATCTATCACTAACTTAGCATTAAAAAGTAACTTAACCCGTCTAAAGAAATCCCCGAACGTTCCTTTGTCATATCCTTTTTTCTCATTCGTTCGGTTCAAATCAAGTATTCCCGTGACTTGTTTAAAAGTTCCTACATTGTCTTCTCTGATATTAAACTTTTCGGGAATAAATATTAACTTATCAAACGGGTTTTGTTTTAAAATCGAACTCGATAGTTTAAGGTTCCCTATGTGCTCTAAGCCTATTTCAATCATTCTTGACACCTTCATGCCGTAATGATATTTAACAGGCTGTACGACTAAATTAAATAGGTCAACGGTTAGTTTAATTGCGGCTATTAAAAGGACTACTAACTCTAAGATTTGCAAAGCTACTCGAATAACTGCCGTAAAATCTAAAGACGCAAACTGTAAAACCGTTTGAACGATTGAATTTATATTCACAACGATTTGCCTAATCATTGTATAAATCGAAAGGGCGGTAATAAAAACCTCAACCCCGTTTTGTTTCCTTGAAATTACATAGGGTATCGGTATTGCATCGCTTGAGGTTATTTTGCCTATCTCATACAAATAGTCAAAAGAAAACGAATCCACAACGTTATTAAGCCAATCTAACTGACCTTGCTCTGTTGCGGGTGCGGTTATAATTCCGTTAAATTTATTAATATTCGCATCCCATAAATCTAAATAACCATCAAATAAAGTGTAAGTAGTTCCCGTGTCTTCGAGTTCTAACTTAAACGGCACGCCCTCGGTTAATTGGTTTATTTCGTTTTCAAGTATCGTATAACCGTCATTTTGGCCTAATCCGATTTCCCATTCATTCGTACTTACTGATTGTTCAATCGAATCGTCATTATAGTTTAATTCGATTTCTAATTCGCTAAGATTAACAGGGTCGTTTACTTCAGTTCCTTTTATGTAAGTTCTTAGCTTCATAATCTCATTTTATGGGTAATAGTGGTTTTGCCTTTTTTATCGAATATTGTTTCAATAAATCCCTTTAAATTGTCAACATCTATTTGCTGAACGGGTTTGTTTGCTATGTCTTCTAAAAGTTTGGTTTGCTTTTCAAATTGTTTATTCAAATAATCATCCGCCGCCCGTTCTTTGAGTTTGGCGGCTTCTTGATTAAACTGCGAACGTGGGATATAAAGTTTTGAAAATGTATCGTTGTTAAGACTTTCGACTACTCCGCTATTTTCTAAATTTGCATCGGCTTTAACAACTCCCTCATGCTTGGTTAAAAGGAACGGTATATCATCAACTCCCTCGCGCCCGCCTTGACCGTTTGGCATAACCATATCGTTACCTTCTTTTGCAAATTGTACGATACCTTTTGCAACTCCACGGGCTTTTAATACATCTCCTAAGGCTTGAGAACTTGCAAGCAAAGGATTTGCCCCCGCAACCGATAAGCGAGCGTTAAATGCGTTAAAATAAGCCTCTGTTAATTGGATTGTCTCTTTGGTCTTTGCGGCCTTTTCTAAAGCATCCTTTTGTTTTAGTTCAGTTTTGGCTTGTTGGGATTCTTGAAACGCTAACTCGTTATCCAAACCTTGAGCGGCTAAATCGTTTTGCCGTTGGATTGTTTTTTCTCTAAGTTCTAATTCCTTTTCAAAAGCTGCTTGTTGCTTAGTAGTTCGTTTGTCAAGTTCTTGCTCGGTTGCTTGGGAAACTTTGGCTAACTCGTCTAAAACTATTAATGATTCTTTTTTGTTTAAGTCTTTGAAAAATAACAAGTTCTTTTCGCGCCTTTCTCTTTGTAGTCTTTGGCCTTCCTCGTCTAAATTCTCTAAATCTATTTGCAATTTCTCTTCAATTCGGAGTATTTCGGCAGTTTCCTCTTCTTTTGCCAAGCCTTTATCCTTGATTTTTTGCTCTAAATCTTTAGCATCTTGAACCAAATTTGCCCGTCTTTTGGCTAAAATACTATCCTCTATTTGGTTTTCAGCGTCCTTTTGTTCAATCAAAGCATCTAACTTTTTACGGTTAAAGATATTCCCGGCAAAGAACTCGGCTTCTAATTTAGCGGTAGCTGCTTGAGTTGATTTAAGTCGTATCTCTTCATCTAAAATCGCGTCATCTCTTTTAAGGTTTAGAATATCCCTTGTAATTTCGGCAAGCCTTTGATTTAATTCGATTTCGTCTTTTAAAATATCTTGATTCGTTGCCGCGTTTTCAACTCTTTGGTTCTGAAACTTAACAATTATTTTAGCGAGGGTTTCGGTTTCGGCTACATTCAATTCTAAGGCTATCAATTCTTTGCTTAACTCCTCTTTTGAGGTCAAAGCGGCAAGTTCTAAAGCCTTTTTTTGCGTTATTTGTACGTTGGAATACTTATTAAAAGTATCTAAACCTAAGTTAAAATTAGTCGTAATTTCCTTTTCTAAATCTAATAAAGCCTTTTTTCGTTCATCTATTATACCTTTTTCGTCTTTGGCTTGGTTTTCTAAGATAGTTAATTGAGCGGTTGCACTTGTTTTTTTACCTATCAATAAATCCACCTCAAAAGCTAACTCTTCGGCTTTTCGTTTTCGAAGTCCTAAAGGTATATCAATATTTACTAAATCACTTTGAGCGTCTAAGGCTTCATTTAATTTAAGTTGCGCCTCGTTTTCCTTTTCTAAGTCATCAGCGTTTTTTCCATTTAAAAACACTTGATGTTTTAAAATATCTAACTCCTTTTGCGCTTGAACTACATTCAAATCAACTATTTTTTTCTTTAAATCGTTTGCTTCCTTTTCGGCTTTGTTACGCGCTTTAAATCCTAAAGTCGTATCGTTCGAACGGTCGCGTAAATCCTCTTCATCAAGTGTTAAGGCTTGCAATTCTAAGCGATATTTTAAGGTTTCTTCGCGTAATTTAATAACCGCCTTTGCCGTGTCTTCATAGTTTGATTCTACTTTTTGACCACTTGCAAGGATAGCGGGCATAAATCTTGTAATAAAATCGTTATACAGTTCTACTCCGAAATCCTTTAACTTACCGACTGTTACAGAGATTTGGTCTAAAGCCCCTTGACTTGCTTTAACGGCGGCGGTAATTCCAGCGATACCCGCAATTATTAACCCTACTCCACTCGCTTTTAATATGTTTGAAAATCTACGTGCGCCCGTTGCCGCTGCATCCTGTGACACGATTAACCCTCGAATTGAGATTAATAAATTACCTAAAGTAGAGTTAAAAATCCCCGTTTCGTTAATCGCTGCATGAATAGACCTTGTATAGTTACCTACATTTATTTTTTGTTGCTTTAATTGGTCTGCATTAGCGTTAATCTTCGCGTTATTTTCATCAATTAATCCGTTGATTCTTTTTAATTCACTCGCATAGTTAGCGTCCGATTCGTTTAATTTATCCCTTTCAATCCTTAATCGAGTATTTGCCGCTTGCAATTTCAATTCAGTTCCTAACTGTTTTGATTCTTCAATAGCTAAAGCCTTTAAAGTTGCGATTCGTTGTTTCTCTAAAATCCTCCGAACCTCGGCTTGTTTTATTTCTTTGTCTGTTAAAGTCTTTTGGCTTGCTTGGGTTTTTTGGCGTTTTGCTTCAAATGCCGCCCGTTCTTTGTCTAACTTTAATTGCGCGGCCTTGATTTGATTTAAGGCAGTTTCTAACTTCTTAGATTCAGCAATAGCATTGTTTAAGTCTTTGATACCTTTTGCCGACTTGTCATCGCCTTGAGTTAAGGCTTTTTTAGTTAGCTTGGCAATATCTATTAACCCCTTTTCTAATTGGCTTAACGTAGCTGTGGTTTCGGCAGCCGACTTATTCATATTCTCAAATAAGTCCTTTTGGTATATTTCCTTTGAGGTTATCTTTTGCGAGGTTGCCATTACTTAGCGTATTTTATCATGGTGTAAAATTCAAAGATAGTTATTAATTTTAAATCTATCCGGTAAGGTGTACGGGATTGCAAGTTATGAATAGCCTCATAAATATCCCCCTTGACTTGACTGTCTTCTATTTCTTTATTCTGTTGCTCTAAGCGTTCGATAAATATCAATTTAGTCCTATCCCCTGTAATCATAACATCGCATCTTAAAACGGCTATACGAATGTTATTTTTAAGTGTTTTTTTATAGGCGTCAGAAACCCCGAATGTATCAATTAAACTATCCTCAATAATCTGATAGGCTTTTTTAGCGTGTCTATTCGGTTTGCCTTTTTTACATAGGAATTTAGCGTCATTTTTAGTTATAACTTGAACCCAATTAAACATAGGCATATCCTCAATAGATGTATAATATCTATTTAAAGAGTTCTTTTCGTGTACTTTCAATAAGTATTGGCGTAATCTTTTCAGCAAGTTCATTTAATGATTCTCTACTTAGTCCTAAAATATTTTCTCCGTATTTATCGGTTAAACTTTCGTCTTCTTTGTTATCGTCTGCAAAAATAATAAACCCGTCACCCTCTACTTGAACTTGAAACGACCTAAAGAAATCCCCTGTATCCACAAAATTGTAAGGTTCACCCGCAATCTTTTCGTATTGGTTACCTTCAAATATAAATACCGTGTTTTCGCTTGTTATGTCCGTTACAATCGAATAAACGCCTATCGTTTCGCCATCCGAATTAAGCCCTTTGGTTAATTGGTTTATCCTGTTTAAATTTATAATTATCCTTTTTATGTCATTTCTTATATAGATAGAATAAAGCAATTTATCGGGCTTCAAGTTCCTTGCTTTGGATAATACCGATTTAATACTTTCAAACATTAGTACAAAAATAAAGAAACCCTACCGAATTAACGATAGGGTTTCCGAAATTGATATTTAAACAAACCTATGGGATAGCGAATGTATTAGCTACGACATCAGTCGCGTCAAATCCTGTCTTTAAGAATTTAAGTATCATTACATCGGCAGAAGTTTGCGCGGGTGTAAATGTCAAAAGGTAAGTACCGGGTCCAGCGGTTGCGGTTTCCGTTCCTGTTTCTTCAACGGCACTTGACAAAGTAATGTCGGCACTATCCGTTTGATTTCGAAGTTTCGAAGTTGAAGCAGTTACGCTTGAAATAAAATCGGCAGTTACCAAACCTTTTAATTTGTTCTTTTTAACCCTTGAACCGTAACGCTCGAATAAGTTGATTTTAACGGTTGTTGTTGTGATAGTTCCGTAAGTTACAGAAATATCAAGCAAACCTTCAGAATTTGAAATATCGGCAGTAATATCACCGCTTGCAATCATTCTCATTTGTGCGTCATCTTCTGACTTGTGCCAATCAAATGAAACGGCAATTTTACCTACTGTTGTTTCGGTTGGCATCACCCATTTAGCATCGAATGAATTTTTATCCACACGAATTGGATATAAATAACCGTCTGGAGTGGTTAATTCCATACCAATTAAATTACCCTCGGTATCAACAATATATAAAGACCAATCAGTACAACGGGCGTTATCTAATTGATATTTGTATTCTGGCCCTTCGTTCCAAATCTCAAAAGATTGTGAACGTACACCATCGGCAGTCTTAGCCTTAGTTCCACTTGCAGCCGTATCGAATTGACTATCGGCACGTTCGCCGCCTAAGTTTTCGATATTCGGAGTAGGATACCAACGCAAATTTGCATCAGAGTTATTTATCAAGGCATCTAACACCCCTTGAGTAATAACGGTAGTAATCAGGTGCTTGTTACGGACACCCGCAGAAGTAAAAGTAGGAACCATAATAATCTTACTCGCCGCCTTCATTAGCGGTTGGCAGTTAGTTGTTCCCGTGTTTCCAAGTGTGGTAGTGCCACATACACATGAGCGAATTGTCATTTTTTTCTATTTTAAAGTTTTTACAAATTTATAATTAATTTCTTAAATATTCCCAAGTTAATAATTTTGCATCCTCCCAAGTAATTGTTCTAAACTCTTCCCAAGTATAACCGCTTGGAACGATAACGATAGAACACGGAACGCAAGCCCCGCGATTAATCGGTAAGGTCAAAACAAGTTCAACACCCGATAAGTCAGTATTAGCGAATTTCTTTTTACCTTCTATTCCTACCTTAGTTACATCGTTTATCTCCCAATTTTCAATTTGCCGACCGTTTACCATTGAAGACCTTTTGGCCTTTTCGACAAATTCCATTGCTAACTCCCTCATTGGGTCGATAGCGTTATGGTGATAATCGGTTGTAGTCCATTTCGGGAAATCTGATTGAGTTAAAAAATATAGTCTAATCTCGACTTCCTTTTCAATACTCGAATCCCTACCTAAATATCGTTCTCTTAAATTGCCTTGCAAGTATCCCATTGGGGTTTTATTCGCATCAACTTTAATATGGGTTAATTCAATATCGGCTTGGTTTGGAGTACCGTAAAAGAAATAAGGCGTATAAGCGGTAAAAGATGTAACAGGCGGCTCAATAGTTCCACTTACAACGATATTCGAATCCTTTGCTACTGAAACAATTTTATAAACAACCGAATCAATAGTAACTGAAAATGTAGGTTGCAAATGATACGTTTTGCACATAGTCAAAGTAAAAGTACCGTCCAAGTTATCGGTAACGGTTAAAATCGAAATAGTGAACTCTAAATCTTCGACTAAACTTTCAACTACATCAACCGTTCTCATCCTAATAATGTAATTCGTCTTTTTGGTTGCCCGTTGTATTCTGGGTATGTTGTAAGGTTTTGGCTAATATACCATTGGATTGCATTGTAAGTATCAATAGCGGCGTTGTATTTGTCTTGTATGTTAGCTTTTAAAAGGCTTAATACTTGAGCGTTTTCGACTGTCGATTCAACACTACCCGACATTGTGTTTTTTATTGTCGAATCTTGATTATATTTAAAGAACACATAACCCTTAACCATTTCTTTAATCCCTTTAGATTCGTAAATTAATTGGGCGTTTAGGTCATCGGTTATAAAGGCATTGTATAGGTTCAAAAACCTTGTATCAACAGGCAAGTGAGTAGTGCCGTTTACGTTGGCAATAAATAAACCTCCAAGCGTTGCGCCTAACATCTTTTTTATAATCTCTGGTTCGTAAGTATCGATATAAGACTGCAAATTATCCTCGGTAAAATTGTTGCGGGCAATGGAATATTTGCCCTCGTCAAAGTCTGTGGTTTGCAAAAATATCATGTTACAAATATAATTGTTTTTAAATAAAAAAAGCCCTCGGTCAAAAGGGCTTTTAATTTTACTTAGTTTTCATTTTGGGCTTATCCTCTGGCACTTTCATTTTGGGTTTGTATATCTCAACTATCCCGTGAAACGACAGGGCGGCAAATTGGGTTTCTGTAAGTTCTTTTACTTCTCCCTCGTTACCTTCAATCGTTTGACCTTTGAAGTCCTTTAAGAATTTAGCTTTCATTAATCTTTTCTTACTGCGTAATATCCCGAAAGTTGCACGGCTGCCGTATTGTGTCCGATTAATCGGATTCTGTAATACTTAGCACAATTTTGAGTAATCACGAATCCACCTACTTTAGTCGCGTTAGCTGCTGGTTTTAGATTGATAGTGTCAGCAGTTGCTTTTTGCCACCAACTTACATTGTCATTAGAAAGTTCCAAATAACCTGTGATTACACAAGTTCCTGAAATTCGTTTTGATGTAATTTGAAGTGAACCGCTTGTCATGTTTGTGGCATCAACAATAAAATAACTTGTATCAGTACCATTGGTACAAGTGTCAAGTGTTTTCGTGTTGCTTGCTAAGAAAGTACCTGTTGAACGGGTTTTCAAAGTAGTAGTTCCTACCTGTGCGCTACCTGTTAAGGCTGCGAATAATGCGAATAATATTAATACTTTTTTCATAATTATACTACTGTGATTGCTGCTTTAGCGGTTGTGAAATCTCCTTTAATTAAACAAGCGGTATCGTTTGCAGAAACGAACTGAACTAAACGCTTTTCAGCCAACATTGTTTTTTTGTTGTTAATAAAGTCGTTGCCGTCCAATCCAATTTGAATACCCAACTCCTCACGTATTAAAACGTTTAAAACTGTGGTATCACCACCGATAAAGTTACCAGCGGTCATTGCCATTGATTCAATTATTTTCATGCCAGAAATAACCAACTCGCCATTTGTGGTAACATATTCCTTCCAAATTGGGCGTTTTGCATCGTCTTTAATTAACTTAATCTTAGACAAAGTTGACGGGTGAATAAACAATGCAGTAGGTTGGCCTAACGCTTCTTTTGTTTGCAAAGCAATTGCTTCGATAACATCCAATTCATTTGGAGCGGTTACACCGTTTGCGCCTGTCATTGAACCACCTGTAAAAGCAGTAGCAAAAGCATCCGCTCCTTTTAGTTCGTCACCAACGCCTGTACCTGTGAATAACTCATCTTCGATTTTAATATCCAAACGCTTCATTAAGTTATTTTGGATGTACGAAATCAATTGAGGCAAGTCTGCAAGCATTTCAGTTGTAACCTTACCGTAAACGGCACATTTACCAACAGGTTGGGTTTTTTCTACATATCTTACCGATAGTTGTGTTTTAGTTGCACCTTCAGCAAGCATAATAGGCGTACCATCTTCTGTGGTTTCTTCAATCCATAATGCGTATTTTGTTGAAATTCCACCTACTGAAACATTTGCACGGTAGGTTAATTCACGCTTACGAATAGGCGATATAATGCCTGTGTTTTGAGTTAATGAGTATTGGGTTGAACCCGCTCCGATTGTGTTTAATGTTGAAATATCAACTACCGCTTTGATTTCTAAAGTTTCAGTTTGTTTACCACCGTTTGCAACGATAGCGTCAATTTCTGATTTCTTAGACATAACGGCAAAAGTTAAGGCATCTTCTAAGGATTTAAAAGACGGGGCGTTATCTCCTTTAGCACTCATAGCTGCAATAGCTTGCCCTTGCGAGATTAAGATTTCCTGTAATTTTGCGTTTTTGTCTTCTTGAGATTTTACCAATAAGGTAAGAGAATCCTCTAAGGATTTAAGGGCTACGCTACCAACCGCTTTGGATTGTGCGTCTTCTAATTCTTTGAGTTTTAACTTTAATGCCGCTTGGCCTTCGTTAAACTCTTTAACTTGCAAAGAGATTTGCTCGTTGAAGTCTTTTTCTGTTGTTTCTGTTGACATTTGTTTTTGTTTTTAAATTAAATTTTACTTTAATCGGCTTCCAAAAACAAAGTGAACGAATCGGCTTTGTATGTAGTGATTTTCGAATTACAAAATTAATACTATTATTTAAAATTGCAAACCTTTAAAAATTGTCATTAATTCCTTTTCTGCGACATAATCCCTTTTACCTTTATTATCTTTAACCTCAATTGTTCGGGCGTTCTTATTTGCACCCCAAGCCGTTAAACTTGAAACCTCCCAAAGATAAACCTCGCTTATTAAATTTGCATCCTGTTTAGAATCGAAACGCTCTTTAATCGAACGGTAACCCATCGAATGTTCTGTAATCCCTCCGCTTTCGTACTCGACCATAACATTTTGGCCTATTACGTGAGGGGCTTTAAATAATTGAGAAACCGCAAACGCTCCGAATGTATCTTGACCTAATTCTTTTATAACGCCAGGACTTTGAGTTGTGTTATGGTTATAAAGGTGTTTTATTCTATCGCGGTTTTCTTTGATTGTTTTTGTAAACGCCCCCGGCAAGACTATGTCTTTTACCGAATCTTTAAAGTTAAAGGCCGAAAAGTAAAAACTAACTATACCTTGTTTAGTGTCAAGGTCTTTTAACTGATAAAATGTTTTATCGCCGTCCTTATGGTAAATATCTTGGTCTGGTGACATGAGGTTGTTTTTAACCTTAAATCCCATTGCCTCGATAGCTTTAATATTTAATTCTAATTCATTCATAACTTTTTAGTATTTGATTCCATTTATCTTTTAACGCTCCTACTTTTGCTTTTTTAAACGCTTCGAACCTTCGACCTATATCACCTTCGCATGATTCGCAAATATGAGCGTTACAAAACCCGCAAAACTTAACTTTTTTGATTGTATTATCATTGTCTAAAAGTTGACAAACACGGCAATAGCTATTTGTTACGCTTGAGCAGTTTGTACAACTCATTTCTTTACTCTATTAAATAATTCGGCTAACATTTCGGGCGGTATCGCAGCAATTAACGAGTTAGCAACTAAAGGACTAACCGAACCTAACAACTCTAATAATGGGTCTTTTGCTTCGCCTAAAGTCTTTAAACTCGAATCAATATAGTTTTTATCCATATCGACATTCATTACAGGTTCTTTGCCCATCATTACACGGGCTTCATTTGGTGACCATAAACCTACTTTCATTTCCCGTTCAACTCTTTGGCTTAACTTTTCGTAATCGGTTTGGATTGCGTTAATTTCTGATAGGTCAAAGTCGATATAATAATCAACCCCATCGAGTTTTGACCACGCGGGTACTAACCAACGATTTAAAGCGTCACGTTCTTCTTTTAGTTTAGGGATTAAAGTATTATACCAAACATCGCGCTCGGCTATTATTTTGTTGTTGTAGCTTGAATTGTCAGTAATAAAGATAATATCGTCAATCCCGTAAATGTGACAAAAGGTTTTTAGGTCTATGTCATTTGATGCGAGTAACTCAAGGTCAACCGAACTAAGCCCGATAGCTTGCCAACTAACTTTAGTAGCGGCGTGCATTATTCGATTTTTGTTTACACCTCCACCGAATTTAGCTTGAGCTGCTTTTTCGGCTTTGTCTATATCCTCGGATTCCATTATTACCCCCGAATCGTTACTTACTATTCCAGCGGGTGCGCCATTCTTTAACAAAGCTAAAGAGGCGTCAACACTTTCGTTACTTCTTTTTAACGTTCTTAGTAAAGGTTCAACGGGTGACATCCCGAACAAACTTTGCCCGTTTTGGTCAACGCGAGGATTCCAATTCTTTTGATGTAGCATTTTATATGCTTCAATCTCTAACTCCTTTGTATAAGTGTATTTTAGCTTATACTTTGAAATAGGCTGCATAAAACCTCCGCTAATAATATCAATTAATTGAGGGGGTGCATTATATAGCTGACTAAATAAACGTTCGTCAAATCCAGCGGGTGTAAGCCCGTAAGTATAAGAGTTACCTAATAACTCATAAAAACAACGCTTTTCATAAATGTACTCACTCCAACCTTGTGCCTCGTTAGGTTGTTTAAGCAAGTCGTGTAAACCTCCCTTTTCAACCTCTTCCATTGACTTATACTGCAAAGCCCTTGCCCCGTCAAAATCGCCTTTGTTTTTGTATTCGAGATATGCCGAATGTCTTTTTTTGTCAGTAACCTTGTAAAGTCTAAAAGGCACTTGACTAATATTTCGGCCTATAAAATTAATAACCGTGTATAAGTGTGGATTATAACAATACCCCTTATCAATAAACGCGGTTGCCTCGGCTTGGTAAGGTACGATAGTATTTGAATAAAGCATTTGAAACAACGCCCTATTTAATTGATTGTTTTCAGTTAGTGCGGTTTCGGCTCTACTTGCCTTTAATTGCAAACTTTGGATTTCTTCGGCCTTTTGGTCTAAGATTTCAGTTACTTTCTTTTTGCTGGTTAATCCAAACATGATTACAAAAATACTATTTATTTAAAATAAAATGTGATTTTGTTCAAATCCAACCATTCGCGCATCATAAAAGCGTCTGCAAAGTCTGGCGACCGTCCTAATACCGATTTCATATCTTCTTTACTGTTTATATACAACTTGCCGTCTTGGTCAATCTTTGCCCGTTTAACAACTCCTAACTCTTCGACTAACCAATCTATAATTCTACGGCCTTGATACATGAAATTTGCAACCTCTGGCAGTATGTAAATTTTATTGTCGTTTACTTTTTGGCTTGAGATGTAATAACATTGCGCTTTTGCATTAGCGTAATTTTCTTTTTGTAAGTCAACTTTTGCGGGTGTTCCGTTGTTTACGAATCCAATAGCATTAGGCAAGTACCCTTTTAAGAACTTACCAACCCCGTCTGAATCGTAAACAATATGTGATTGTGGAACGTTGTATTTATCGGCGTTTGCCTTTATTAGTACTTCAATATCCTTGCCGTTTGATTTTTCTATTATGTCGCAATTAACAATAACCCTTCCATCCCAATTAAATATAACAAACCTATCCGAACCCTCCATTGCAATGTCAGCAGTCATATATTGTTTTCCACGTTCAACAAAAGTATTACTAACTAAGTCGTTTAGCTTGCCAAACTGATATAAACTTGTTTTATCGTCATAATCCCAATTGCCTAATAATAATCTTTGTTTACTCGCTTCATCGAGTTTAGCTAAGTTTTCTTTATAGTGATTTGAGATGAACGGATTGTCAGTTACTAAACTCTGAACAAATTGCATATTGTTTGGCAAAGTTCCGTTCTTATGTCTTACAAAGAATTTAGAGTAAACCCAATTCTTTGCCGGGTTGCACGTTCCTAAAATCTTTGGTATTATACCGAACTCGTCTAACTTATAACGAATACGCGACATAACAATATTCCAAGCCTTTTCAGTAATTTGGTTACACTCGTCAATAAAAGCGTAAGTAATTTCCAAAGAACCTAAAGAATCAAAATTTGGGTCTGAGGGGTATTGAAATAAATCTTTTGTGAGAATTTCCGAACCGTTGAATAATTTAATTATACCAGATTGTCCGTTGTAGGTAAAATGAATATTTGGTTTTAATCCTTGTTTTTGTGCTATCTCAAAGAAAGTTACTAAAGTAGTTTCCTTTAGTGTCTTTAATTCAGCCCTTCCTATTAATCCCCGTGAACCCGCGTATTTTAAAGCAGTCTTTAAACAGTAGTAGCAACCTAAAGCGGACTTGCCACCTCCGGCCGCCCCTCCGAATATTGCTTCGGTTGTGATGTTATCTTCTAAGTAGTCAATTATTATGGTTTGCTTATGGCTTAGCTTCATAGCTTTTTTCTTCTTGCCATATAACTTTAACCTCGGATGTTAGGTCTGTTTTATCAATCAATCCTAAATCCCTTGAAATTATATTCGCGTTTAACAGGTTACCGCTTGCCCCTTGAAACTTCTGATTATAGATAGCCTCTTCGATTTCATTAATGACTGTTAAAAAATCTTGGTCTTCTGGTTTCAATAATGACTTAAACGCTCTAAAATAACTTGTACTACAACATAAATAAAAACACAGTTGACTTAATGTCATTGCGCGCATTACGGGTACTTTCTCGGTAGTTATTACACCTTGATAGGCAAAGGCTTTAGTTTCAAATAACGGGTTTTCTTCGCACCATTCAAAATACTCACAGGCTGCCTCCCAAAGTAATTGAGGGGTTGCAAATAGTTTATCTCTGCCATGTTTTGACCTTAGTTTCCAAAATTGATTGCCTTTAGGTGCTGCCATATTACAAAGGTATATTTTTTATCTTGATTAGTTCAAATGTTCTGAAAATGGGTTTGCATTGTCTAAAGACGGCTTTTTTGGTAACTTTTTGTTCTGAATCGTCATTTTAGCGATATTTCGGTTTTAACTTTTTTAGCCTTAATCGGTTTCTTTTCACTTTTATGGTATAAAATAGCCGATTGAAAGGTAAATATTACCAAAATTAATAGGCTTGCTATGTGTTGGTTAGTGGTCAAAATTATTTATCAATAAAGTAGTTTATTGTTTCTTTGATTTCTTTAACGCCCTTACCCATTTTATCTTCAGGCAACTTGTTGTAAATGTCATATTGATACATCAAATCTTCTACAAACTCTTTAAATGCCATTGTAAAGTTATCGCCGGAAGCAGTTATATTAGCTTCTTTTGATTCAATACATATTTGCCCGTGTTCTTTTGTGATTTTTAAATTAATTTCCATTATACTATATCAATAGGGTTGTCATTTTTTTTGCAATCCTTTATTTCTCGATTTAAGAATTTAATCATTTGCTGCCTATTCATATCTGCTCTAAATTATCAACTTTTAATCCTTTCGCGGTTGCGTAACACTCTAATAGTTCGGCGATAGTTACCTTTGTTTTAATAGGTCGGCAAAATAACCAAGAGGTGTAAACTTTTGGGTTAGGCGGACTGCAAACGTACAATGTTGTGACTTTGTCGTAAAATTTAAATTTCCTTTCTCTCCAATCTTTTCCGTCATCACTAACCTCTACCATATCCCCACTATTAGGAATGAATATCGCGGGTTCGGTAGGTTGGGAGTAGTCGGACTCTTGGTAAAGATTAGACCAATAATTTGAGCCTTTTTTAGTACTTACAAATCTGAAAGGAAGCATAATTTTTGAACCGTTGTAATTGGCTTTTATCTCCTCATAAATTTCGTTCTGAATTTCATCGGGGAAAATCTGGCCTTTGGCGTTCTTGAATTTATACTCAAGGTAAAATTGAAGGTAGTCGCCGGAATCTACATTTTGCCAATATTCATCGTTATTTTCTTTGAAATAGTTTGAACTATCCCATTCGAAAGCGTGGCTCAATTTGTCCGAATTTTCGTAAGCCCCCAATTTTTTACTTTCGGCATTAACTACCTCGTTAATCTCTTTTGGCAAGTCTTCGCCTTTGCTGTTTTTGTATTGTTTCATTTCGTTCATTATAGATTTGTTTGAAATTTAAGAATCCAAAA